GGGTCAAGGTTGCGTGGCTGATGAACGCTACCGGTCGAGTGGTGGATTATGGAATTATCGAGGTTCCCGGCCGAGCGGTTAACGAAGACGCCAAAGTCACAGAAGTGGCCATTCTTAAAGCGCTGCATGAGTTTCGAACAGAAACGCTCGCCGAGGGACAAGTTGACTTCGCGTTGATTGACTCAGGCGATTACACCGACGCCGTCTATAGCTTTGTTCGAGAAGTAGGCGGGATGCCTTGGGCTGCTTCGAAGGGGTGGGACGAACGCCGCTTTCGATTAGGAAAGTCGAGCGACACGCGACGACTGTTTGATCAGGCCTACGCTCAGCATCAACCAGACGAACGAATTTGGCTCTACAACGTTCACGTTGATCACTGGAAGGGCTGGGTTCACCAACGCTTTCTTACACCAACTCGAGACAGCGACGAAATGCTTAACGCTGGCAGTTTGTCAGTATTCTCCGCCCCAAACGACACTCGCAAGCACGTAGCCTTCTCTCATCACATAGTCGCAGAGGAGCAGCGAGAGGAGTTCATAGTCGGGAAAGGCCTGAAGCGTTATTGGCATCCGTTAAACAAAAACAATCACTATCTAGACGCCATCACGTTAGCAGCCGCGGCGGCTGGTTGCTTAGGCGTACGTCTCATTCCGAAGGGAGACCCACATGCAAAAAAACGGCAGGAAGTCGCAAAACGACAAAACCAAGCAAGCGGGGACGAAGGCCAGATCTTCACGAACCAACACGGACAACCGTATGTCGCAACAAGCCGACGCTAGCTCTGAAGTGCTGCCAAGCACGGAAGAAGCGGCGCAGGTGGATGCTGAATCTGTTTCTTCTGTAGCGATGCTTGAGGAGCCGTCGCTTAAGGTCGAAACTGTCGAACTAGCGATCCCGTTCGGGGAGATTCCGCCAGGGGCGTACGTGTCGCGAACGGAACGAGTTGAGTTTACGTCGATGACGCGGAGGCAGTCAGTCGCTCTTAAGAAGTTGACACGGGGCCTTGAAGACAGCGGTAAGAAGCTCGACGACGGAACGCTAATTAAGCGTCCTGGTCAAGCTATGCGATGGTTGCTCGAGCAGATATATCAACCTGAAGAAGCCGACTACTAAAACCCGGAATCCGGGAAACCGGGAATCCGTTTATTTTGTTGGTGGCATGCGAGTTAACACATTGATTTTCATGCATATACTTCGTGCATGACGATCAAGATCAACGAGATCGAAAAAGCGCTAATCGAATACGCTGACTTTGAAGAAACAGAAAGCGTAGACCGTGCCAAGAAGTTTATCACGGCCGCAAAACGTTGGCTTATTCTTCGGCCCCAAAGTTCTGCGCGCGATGGTGCGTCAATGACGATGAGTCACTCCACAGTCAACGACCTGCTGCAACGTGCCCATGCGTACGTCAAAGCCCGCGAGACGGGAGCAAACCAAAGCAGGGTTCGATTTCTCGCCGTGGAGAATGATTTCCGATGATTACTCGCGGTTCAAAAGATCCAGGCGCAGTCATCAGTGTAGTAACTGATTTTCGTGACGCCCGTGCTGACTACGAAATGAGCAAGACTAGCCGTTTTGTTCGTCAGCGCACGGGGCTTGCGCCGGGAGGCGGGCCTGCGGATTTTCACTATCGCAACGAAGCAGCGTACTATCGCGACATCGAAAAAGCTCGCGATATGGACCGCAATGACGCGATCGTTGGGCAAACGCTTGATAGGGCGGTCGCTAACATTGTTCAGGACGGGTTCACGCTCGATCCGAAAACTGGATCCAGAAAGCTTGACGCTGAACTTTGGAAACGATGGCAAGATTGGAGTCATGAGTCGAGCGATTGCGACATTGTAGGCGAAAGTTCGTTTCATGACTTTGAATCGCTGGCGATGCGATCAATGCTGCTTGATGGCGATTGTGGGTTTATGGGGTTGGTTTCTGGCCACCTTCAAATGCACGAAGCGCATGTTATTCAGACAAGCACCAGTCGAGATAACACGCACCTAGGTGTAGAAGTCGATACATTCGGCCGACACGTGCGATATTGGATCATGTCAGATTCGGTAGATCGCCGTTCAATCAAAAAGGAAATCGCACAGCCCGTAGAGGTATACACAAACGGGATGCGCACCTTTTTCCATGTCTACAAGCCAAAGCGAAAATCACTGCGTCGAGGTGTGACCGCATTCGCGCCGATTTTTGCTTTAACGGGCATGTTTGAAGACATTCAGTTTGCAAAGCTTGTGCAGCAGCAAGTTGTATCTTGCTTTGCAATCTTCAAAAAGAAAGCCGCTAATTCTGATCCTTTACCAAGCGCCGACGGTGGGTTTGGTTCGCAGGCCACGGAAACGACATCGACTGGTCAAGTTCGTCAGATTGAGAATTTGTCGCCGGCCATGATGATTGAGGGCAACCCAGGAGAGGAGCTGCAAGGCTTCTCTCCAAACGTGCCCAACTCTGAGTACTTCGAGCACGTCAAGCTGATGCTGCAAATGATTGGCGTCAACTTGGGGCTGCCGCTATGCCTAGTGCTGATGGATGGCTCTGAAACCAACTTCTCTGGCTGGAGAGGTGCTGTCGATGAAGCGCGAAAAGGGTTTCGAGACAACCAGCGCAACTTAGTGCGTCGGTTCCATACGCCGGTCTACAAATGGAAAATTCAGCAGTGGATAGAGGAATCTGCTGATTTGCGATTAATGGCTAATTCGAGTCGCGTGGACGTGTTCAAGCACAAGTTCAACGCACCGTCATGGCAGTACATCGATCCGGTTGACGACGCAAAAGGCGACAAGCTCAGGCTTGAGAACGCATTGATTAGCCCGCGTAGGCTTCACGCGGAACGGGGGCACGACTGGGAAGAGGTTAGCGACGAAATCGTAAGCGACAACGCCCAAGCAATCATTCGAGCCAAAAAGCAAGCTGTGAAAATCAATGAGTCGATCGAAGATAATCAGCCAGTTCATTGGCGTGATCTGATTTCGCTTCCGATGCCATCGGGCGTAACTATGTCGATGCAAGATCCACAAATTGCGGCCGCGGCCGATGACGGAGGTAGGCGTGAACGAGATTAATCTGTTCGGCGTTGTTGGCCAGGACATTCAGTTTCAAGCCGTCCAAAACAAGCTGGATGCCGCCGACCGCTCGAAAATGCTGACAGTTCGAATCCATAGTGAGGGGGGTAGCGTATTTGATGGGCTGGCACTGTACGACTCTTTCAAAGCGTACGAAGGTCCGAAACGCGCTATCGTCGAATCGCTCGCCGGCTCGATCGCGTCCTACATCATGACCGCCTTCGATGACGTAGAGATTGCCGAAAACGGTTTCGTGATGATTCACGAGCCGCATTCACCGGTCGGCGGCGATTCGAACTCGCACAAGAACACTGCTGACCTGTTGGCAAAACTACGCGACTCAATGATTTCAGCTTATGCAGACCGAATGCAGGTTTCGGCCGATCAGGTTGGTCAGGTCATGGCCAAAGAAACGTGGTATTCGGCAGAGGAAGCACTCAAGGTCGGACTCGTATCGTCAATCGGAAAAGCGAAACGAGCTCCGCTAGAAGTATCAAACACCGTGCCGCAATGGGTTTTTGCATCAATCGTTGATGCGCCCACCGGCTCAAAAAGCGTCACTCCGAAGGAACCTGAAATGTCGGAACCGCAAAAGCCCGCCGCGGCATCAATCGCGGACATCGAACGAATTTTGCCGAAAGCAGAATCCACTTTTGTCTTGGACTGCGTCAAGAAAAACATGACTCTTGCAGAGGTCAGCGAGGCCGCTCTTACCGATCTCACGCAGACAAATGAAACGCTCGCAACTGAGCTGGAAGCAGCCAAAGCTGAAAACGCCGAGCTTCAAGAAGCCGCGAAGAAAGCCGCGGAAGCTACTCCAGCGCCACAAGCTAAAACTGGCCAACTGCCTATTGCGACATCTGGAAGCGGCTCGCCAGTCGCTCTAACCAAAACTGCTGAGTGGAAAAAAGCCGTTAATGATGCGGTGTCGTCGGGTATGAGTCGCGCAAATGCAGTTGCTCGAGTCAACCGAGATCAGCCAGGACTGCGCGAAGAAATGCTTGCTGAAGTTAACAAAGACTAGCCTGCGAATTCTTGCCTCGCTGGCAACACACCGATAACAAACACGGCCACGCGGCCTTAATCGAGGAAAGCAAAATGTCACAACAAGTAGATGGCAATCACAAAACATTCGAAGCCGATGCCGCCATTCCGATTTACTCCCGAGTTAAGCTCGACTCGGACGGCAAAATTACGGTTGCCGGCTTGGCAGACAAAGACATTGGAACTGCTACGCGAGAAGCTTTTGCAGCCGGCGATGAAATCGCCGTGAAGCTTCGCACGGCAGCCGGAACACACAAGATGCTTGCAAGTGAAGCACTTGCAGCGGGCGCGACGGTTTACACCGAGACTAGCGGCCAAGTTCAGGACACTGCTCAAGCGACTGCGTTTCAGGTTGGCACAGCTCTTGAGGCGGCCACCGCTGCAAACGATGTCATTGAGGTTATTTACAACAGTCACGGCGATACGGCTGCGACGTAAACGAGCCAGTATGCGCCCCCGGTGGATTTGGCCAATGAAGCCGGGCGGCTTTTATATTCTCTCGCGTTTTGTTTGCATACTGGAGAATTGAGCAGATGAAATGCCTAGTCCTAGTTCAAGTCTCGCGACACAACGTCCGGACCTAGCCGAATCTTTCATGGAATTCGATTTGATGATGGAGCGACAAGGCTTCGTCGCAAATCGTGTCTTGCCAATCGCTGAGGTCTCTGTCGCTGCTGGAACGTTTGGAATCATCCCGATCGAGCAGCTATTGCAACAGGGTGATACGAAGCGAGCGCCTGGCGGTAACTACAACCGCGGCAACTACGAATTCGACGACGTTTCCTTCGCATGCAAGGAAAATGGCTGGGAGGAGCCCGTCGATGACCGCGAAGCACAGATGTATCGAAACTATTTCGATGCTGAACAGGTCGCCGCAATGCGAGCGTACAGCTTCGTTCTTCGGAACGCTGAGCAGCGTGTGGCCGATCTCGTGTTCAACACGACGACATTTACCCCGACTGCCGTTACCAACGAATGGGACGATGAGGCGAACGCTACGCCGATCGCCGACGTTGAAGCTGCTGTGCAGCGAATGTACGACGCAACGGGTTGCTGGGCTAATGCACTCATCGTCAATAAGAAGGTATTTCGAAACCTTCGTCTAGTGACTGAGGTGAAGGACGCTATCAACTCCGCGGGAGCTGGTAACCCTTCAAAGGCTCGTGATGTCACGGTAGAGATGCTTCAAGCAGCTTTCGATCTTGATCACGTCATCGTCGCCGGAAACACCAAGAACACGGCGAATGAAGGTCAAAACGCGTCGCCTGGACAAATCTGGTCCGGCGAATACGCAATGGTGACCAAAATTGCTGAAACCAAAGACTTCAAAGAGCCATGCATCGGACGAACGTTCCATTGGTCGGAAGACGGCTCCGAAGTTGGCGGTGCAGTCGAAAGCTATCGAGATGAAACTGCTCGATCGGACATTACTCGAGTGCGCCACGACACGGATGAGCAAATTCTCTACACGAGTATGGGGCAATTGCTAAGCAACATCACGACGTAAGCAATTGCGTCGTTTAATCGATAGCAGAGGTCCTAGAGGGTGTCGCCGTGTCGGCTTTTGATGACCACTTCAACCAATCGGGCGCGTCGCAGTTGCATTCGTACTTCGGCGACACAGCAACCTACACACCGCCCACGGGTTCAGCGTCCACTGACGATGTAACGCTTTGCAATGCCGTTTTTACCGACGAGCAAGTTGAAAGGCGGTACGACGATGAAGGCGTCAGAACGGTTGTCACTCGCGAGGTCACATTGATTGTCGACTCGGCGCACCCTCAGTTTTGCGGATTGGAAGCACCACTAGCTCGAGGCCAGATCGCGTACGACGGGGGCACGTATGTAATCGTCAATCCGCCGGCGTCGGCTGGTCATGGGTCTGAAAAGCTAATGCTCGAGCGACACCAAGCGGCAGCCGTTACTCGACCGGAGTATTACCGGAAAGGATAGGCGATGGCACTCGAAGCGGCCGTTGGTTCGATATCTGTCGCCGAAGACAAGCTAGGCGAGACGATCGCCAACGCAACGCATTTCTTGACATTCACTGGAAAAGCGACGCCCAATGAGGCGGCCGAGCACATTTATTACGACGCGATACCTGAGCCCGCAAATGGGGCCGAGCACCACACGCTTGCAGAGCTCCAGGCTGTTCGCCCGTTTTGCATTGTCTACACGTCGCCACTGAACGGGGCGCGATGGGTTAAGCGTGCAGCAAATAGCTACGTCGCTGGCGGAACGCTCGTAGCGCGATTTGAGCGAGACGCTCCGGCGAACGAAAACTTTGAGGAGAGCGAACGCAGTTGGAAGAACATGCTTGGAAAGCTTATTCGACAAACAACCGAGGCAGATCCCTTCGTCGGAATCTTAGATCAAGGGTATACGGACGATCGAGTAATGATTGAGCGGTGCCAAGTGTTATCGATTTTTCGAGCGACGGATCAAGAGGTTGCGTCAATGGGAGATTATCAGACGGCCGTTATCGAGTTTACTTGGGGGCCGGATCAATGATGGGGGCCGTTTTAATCAGATCGACTGGTGCTGTGCCAGGATCAATGAAAAAGAGCGACTGGAATCGTGAAATCCTAAAACCGTCCTACGAGGAGCTTGGCAAAGAATTTCACAAAAACTATTTGCCTCTTCGGTTCACTCGACGGGGTGCGAAGCTGCTTAATTACATGCCCCGAAAGGGCGAGGAAAGTGGCCTTAGCCGAAAAGAGTTTTTTAAATCGTATACCGGTCGCAAGGTTCGATCGAAGGGTCACAAGGATCCGCTTCGCTGGTCAGACGAATCGATGAACCTTGCCCGAATCCGAGACATTCGAGCAACCGGAAAAGGCGTGAAGGTCGTAATTCATGCGCGCGGGCTCAACCGCCGAAACGCAAATTCAAGAATCGTGATGAGTGATGAGGTTCGCCGAGTGGCCAAGGAAGAAGAACGGCCGCTAGTCGCGACGCTTGACAATGCGATTCAATCAAACATCGACGGTTACAACGACACTAAAACCGTAAGGAAATAGGAATGTCCGTTTCGGAAATTCACGGCATTTATGCAACCCGGCTGTTTACACAAGACATGGGCTCCGCCGTTGTTCTTGACGGTGTTGCACAGCAAACGCTTGCGATCGACTCGTCGGTACAGAGAGACGCGTCAAGTGGCGTCGCGTATCCGCGGCACTCGTTTATTCGAGGGCAAGTTGTTAACGGCTCGTTGATGACAAATCGCCTTGACGATTGGTTTGACGAAATTGGATTCACAGGAAAAAAGATTATTGAGGACACCGGCAAACCGGGGCTTGTTCTATATGGCCAGCTTTACGACGAATCGACGGCCGGCCGCGCCACGGGCTCAAGCCATCGATCGTTTACGGTTGCGCGCGGTTACATCGTTCCTCGACGTCTTTCGGTTGACCATCAAGGCGACGCATCACTTGATTACGATATTTTCGCGATCTATGACGGAACAAATAACCCGGTAGTTATCGCAGAATCGCAGAGCTTGCCATCTTTATCTGGGGACGACAAGCGTTTCGCTATGGGGTCGATTCAGCTCGGCGGAACAACGTTTGATGGTTGCCGGTCTTGGGAGCTTGATTTCGGGGCATCAGTTCGAGTTGAAGGCGCGGATTCCGATATTTGGCCAACCTTTGTTTCAGTTGAGGGTTGGACGCCTAGCCTTACATTTCGCGGCGTCAAGTCAAAATGGTTTGCCGACTCGGGCGGAATCCCGATGGCTGGCTTAGCGTGCACGCACGCAAACACCACGCTTTACCTACGCAAGCGAGCCGAAGCTGGAACCCATTTCGTCGCGAACGGAACTGCCGAACATATCAAGATTACAGCGGCCGGCTTGGCGCACGTCGAAACGGTCAGCGATGCAACGAGCGGCGCAAGTTCAGAATGCTCGATTTCTCTCCCGCTGAAGTACGACGGAACTAATGTTCCGGCCGTCATCACGACGGCAATCGCAATTACCTAGTTCAAAGGGACGATATGAGCGACGAAGAAAACAAACCAATTGAACAATTGAACCCATACGTTGCCGTCTTGGTTAGTCGCTTCGGCATGGGAAAGAAACAAGCTTTGCGGGCAGTTGAAAGTTTAAACGAGGCAGAACTTGCAGAACTGCTGGGAAAGCCGAGCGCGAAATCTTCGGCTGAATAGTTCGAATTCGGCGATTGGGACTCGCCAAAACGAAAGGACAGAGCGATGGGGGCGTTTCTTTATTTTGCTGAAATATACAAGCCGCAAATGCCGCTCGAGCAAATCGAGTCGCTCGGCTTGTCTTACGCGTTCGACGAAAAGCCCATTGCGTGTCGATGCGAACGAGGGCCAAGCGGCGATGCTGGGATTGTGTTTGGTCGTGACGGAGTCGTGACAAATGTTGGATTTTATCCAGATCGCCAAACGTGGGTTCGTTCTGAATCGGGCGAGTTTTGGATTGGTTATGAGGGGCAAAAGCCAATAGCCGCTGATCTCGAGCGCCCAGAACAATTGCGAGGAAACCGTGTCAAGCTCGCCAATGATGAGGAATGGCTAATACCGGTTGCGCGATCAATTAAAGAAAACGAAGAGGGGTTTCTCGACAAAATTGAGCTCTTGCCGTGTGCCGTTGGTCGGCGTGATGGTGCTTGGGTGCTTGGCGCAGTTCGCGACAAATACCGTCGCCTTTGGGAAGTCGCAAACAGCGTGTTTGACAAGTTTGCTTATACCGATGGAACGATCACGGTCGAGTACGACGAGGCAGCCGAAGCAATCGCCGCCAATTATTACGTAGGCGTTGACGAGGTTGCATTGCTTCAGTTGTTTACGCATACGGGAACGGAGCTTCGCAACGTATTAGCGACTCTCGTTGATCTCGAAACCTACATTGAGTACGGACTAAAAAAAAAGCAATCTCTCGACACCGTCGAGACTTCACAAGTTGGCGGCTTGGACTAAACCCGAACTACGCTCCGTCCATCGCAGATTTTCAGATACTCGAGGCCATCACCAATGCCCCCACAATTAAGCGTTGAGTTGACTGGTGACGAAATCAAGCTTTTCAAAAGTTTGCAACGCATCGTCGGACAACAAAACAAAATGGAGCAAGGCTTTGGCAAGGTCAAGGACAAAGCCCAAAAGGCAAGCAAAGCATCCAAAGATGG